TTGCAGGCACGCTCGGCGCAGTGCATGACTACCTTTACCCTCCAGCCAGCCAAGAACAGCTTGCAGCGCAGGCCAATGACAGCCTGTTAGCGTTTATGGTGCAAGCACCGGGTTTTAATTCGGAGAAATTTAATCATGGCTAACATTGCTCGACTTGGTGTAGCCCTTGGTTTAAACAGCGCCGAATTTGTTACTGGTATAGATGCCGCATCTAGAAAATTAGATAACTTTGGCGCAGCAGCAATTGGCATGGCTAAAAATGCTGTGGCAGTGTTAGCTGCTGCCTTTGTTGCTGCGACTTTTAAAGCAGTTGCGTATGCTGATGAAATTGCAGATGTAGCAGCAGCGAATGACATTGCAATTGACTCAATTATCAAATTAACCAATGCTTTGGAAAATTCTGGCGGCAAAGGTGAAAACGCTGGAAAAATGATTGCCAGCTTTACGGACTTTGTAGACAAGGCTGCAAAAGGCTCATTTGAAGGACAAAAAACTTTTAGCGATCTAGGCATATCACTCCAAGACATTGGCAGTATGTCTACGCAGCAGTTGTTGCAAAAAACAACTCAAGCAATAGCAGACATGGAAGATCCACTAACCCGAAACGCTCGGGCTGCTGACGCATTTGGAAAATCTTCTAAAGGCGTGGACATGGTTGACTTTGCTAGAGGTTTGAGAGAAGGCACTGGCGCAACCCTTGAGCAAGAGCAGGCAATCAAAAATGCAGCAGAAGCATTTGACACTTTTAGGAGCATCGGCAGAGATATTGCCCTGTTAATTCTTACCTCAATTGGGCCGCAATTAAAAGCTGTTGCCGATTACATGAAATTAGCATCATCTGAAACCAGTGCTTTCGGTGTTGTTTTTGGTTCAGTTTTTAAAACAATTGCACATGGAATGTCAGACTTGGCATTTATAACTAAAGGTTTTTCAGATGATATTGCACACGCAATAAAAAGTTTAGAAACTTTAACCTTATATTTAATGATAGGGAAATTATCAAAAGGCTTTGACAAATTTGCTCAAGACGTAAAAGAATATAACAAAAAACGTAAACAAGCTAGAGAAGAATTAGATGCATTTCAACAGCAATTATTAGGCAATGAAACAAAAGCACAACGCATGGGGGCGGGTTTCCAAGATCCTCGGATTGTCACGCCAGATGATGATGTACAACGTGAAGTAAAAACCCCAAAAGAAGTTTTTGCAAAGAATTTTGAATTAGAAAAAGCAAGATTGGCAAATCAATATGCCGTTACAAATAATCTTATTAAAAGTTATGAAGCAGAAGCTAATCAAATAAAGCAAGATCAAAACAAAGCGTATGCAGAAGCAAGATTAGAAATAAAACAAAAAAACATTACCGAAGAAAATAAATTTGAATCAATAAATGCCAACATATTAAAAGAAAAATTGTTAAGCATTGATAAAAATTATCTAGAAAAAATAGCGGCATTGAAATATAAATACAAACAAGAAACAATTAAAAAAGAATTTGACTTAGACAAACTCAGATTAGAAAATGAATTTTCTGCAATAATAAAATATAAAGATGACGAGGGCAAATTACAATTTGCATTTCTTAGCGAAGAACTCAAAATAGAACAAGAATATAAAGGCAAAACAGCGCAAGCAATTTTAGCAAATAAACAAAAAAACATACAAGAAGAAAATCAATTTGTAGGCAAAAATGCTTTGGAGTTGACTTTAAATTTAGGCAAAATTGATGCGGAATATTATGCAGCAAAAAAAGCTCGTGCTGATAAAGAAAGAGGAGAACAAGCGCAACGCAATTTAGATCAAACAAATGAAATAAACGAAATATTTAATAAAGAAGAAATTAGAAGAGGGGAACGGCAAAAAGTCATAACCGATATTGCAGCACAATCTAGAGCGCAATTGGTTAATTTGGAAATGGCTCAAGAATTGTTTTTGATAGATCAAAAATCTAGGTACATGAAAAAAGAAGACGTGGACTTAGAAAAAGAATTGGTACAGATTAAATACAAGCACGACGAAATAGTATTAAGTATTTACAATAATACTCAATTAACTGAGGACGCAAAACAAATATCCTATGACTTAGAAAATAGAAATCTAGCAATAACAATTGCATTAGCCAAAGAACGCTTGCAGATATTAAAAGATCAAAAATCAGGCGGCATGATGGAAGGTTTTCTATTCCGCATGGACACGTTTGGCAAAGACATGGAAACCAGTTTTGAAGCTGGCGGCAAAGCATTTGACTCAATGATGGGCAGCATGACTAAAGCCTTAGACGAATTTGTAACCACAGGCAAATTAAATTTTGGAGATTTTGCAAAATCAGTCATTCAAGATATGTTGGCAATACAACTACGGGCATCTGCAACTAATTTGTTTTCCATGTTAGGAAAAATTGCCGTTGCAGCATTTTCTGGATCGCCAACAATTCCAATGCAACCTGGAGGCGGTTATGCTAATGGCGGCGATCCACCAGTTGGAGTGCCCTCAATGGTTGGCGAACGTGGCCCGGAATTGTTTGTTCCGAGGACGGCTGGCACAATTGTTCCTAACCATTCACTGGCTATGATGGGCGGCTCAACCAACAACATCACCAACTACAATATCCAAGCGATTGACACCAAATCGTTTGAAGATCGCATCCTGGGCAGCAGCAAAGCAGTCTGGGCAGCAAACGCCTATGGCGCCAAAAACTTATCGCTTGGCAGGGGACGAACATGAGTTTTCAAACTATTTTTGAGATTAGCCAAAGCATCAGCGTTCAGAATCGGCGCACTGTCGGCCAGCAAGTCAGCAGATCAGGCCAGGTGCGGGTTGCTGAATATTTAACGTCTGTGCCGTGGTCATTTACCGTCAGGCCACATTCGTATCTGTACTATCCGCAAGTACGTGGCATCATCCAAGTGATTGACAACAAAGATCGTCAACTGCCCGAGACAATTACCTTTGCCAGCAGCTTGCTAAGTTGGTTTGACGATTACAAAGGCGGCTTGACAAGTGGGCAGGCAGCAGCCCTAACGCTTGCAGCAGTGCCAGCAGCCAACGCCACAACAATCACAGTCGGCAACCTGCCAAGCGTTTCAGCAGGTACTGTGGTGTTTGCGGCGGGTGATTTTTTACAGATTGGCGTGTACCCGTACAAAGTCACCGCCGAGGTTTTGCGAGGCGGCGGCTCTACAGTCAGCGTCACCTTGCACCGCCCTGTAATTGGCACGCCCACAACAGGCACATTAACAGCAGTTGGCTCGGCCTGCACGTTTTATCTGCTGGCGGCACAATGTCCTACTTACACACTTAACCCGATGACTTCGGGCGCATTTGTCCAGTGGGACGGTGACTTTGTGTTTATTGAGGACATTGTCGGATGACTACCACAATGGCTGCATTGAGCAGCCCATCCATTATCCAAGCCGAATTTATTCGGCTAGTTACAAGCACGCAAACTTATTATTTTTGCAATGCCGCAGCGCCCATTACTGTAAGCGGCATGACGTTTAGCAACTTGGGCAGCTTGTTAAGTATTAGCGCAATTGACAGAAACATCAAAGCCAGCAGCGCAGATTTAGCAATTTCTCTTACTGGTGTAGACGGTACTAATGTTGCGCTAGTACTTGCAGCCAATATTAAAGGCAGTGAAATATTTGTTTATCGTGGATTTTTAGATAGCAATAATCAAATTATTATGACTCCAAGCCAGCAATGGTTTACACGATATACCGGCATTGTTAGTAATTGCTCAATCACCGAAGATTTTAACGATCAGCTAAGAACGAGAATTGCCACGGTTGGCATTACCTGCGCCAGCTTTAGAACCATCCTAGAGAACCGCATCCAAGGCATTAAAACGACTCCCAAGGCGTGGAATTTTATTTACCCAAGCGACACTAGCATGAACCGAGTGCCGGTGATTGCAGCCACGTATTTTGATTTTGGCAAGCCGCCGCAGTCTGCAACTGTAAGTAGCAATACTTCAAACGTGCAAACAACGGTAGTTGAAGGCGGCGGGAGGGATAGCGGATGATTCGTGAAGCTAACAAGCACGATATGCCTGCATTGCTACAAATGATGCGGGACTACAGCACTCAGACGCCTGTGCCAGCATTGCAAGCGGCAGCAGCACATGATGAGGCGCACGTTGCCAACTTAATGACGCAAATGATGGCAGGGCGTGGCTTTGTGTTGATTGACAACGAGTCAAGAGGTTTTATTGCGGCACTGATTACTACCAATGTCTGGTGCCCAGAAGTTTACGAACTGCACGAACTGGCCTGGTGGGTTAAACCAGAACATAGAAACGGAACCGTGGGCGGCAGGCTTTGGAAAGAATTTGATCGGCTGGCAACAGACTTAATTGACGATGGGCGCATTGATGTAGCAGTCACCGCTGTGATGGCTAACAACTCATGGATTGATTACACCAAACGAGGTTATGCTCCAATGCAAGCCACATTCTTTAGGGTGCATTAAATGGTTGCAACAATTATTGCGGCTGGCGCTGCGCTATTAGGTGGCAGCGCTATTGCGGTAGCAGTATCAAGTTTTGCTGTAAATTTTGCCGTTAGCTACATTGTCAGTCGGATTTTTGCGCCAAATGATCCATCAGCAAATCAACCCGTAGATCAAGGCGTTAGACAGCAGGTAGCACCCAACACCACCAACTCAATTCCAATTGTTTATGGCAGCGCCTTTATGGGCGGCACATTTGTCGATGCTGTTTTAACCACAGATCAAAAAACAATGTACTACGTGCTGGCAATTAGCAGCATTAGCCCTAATGGGCAATTTAGTTTTGATCGCACACAGTTTTATTACGGCGACCGTTTGGTTGCTTTTGATGGCAGCGATTTAACCAAAGTTGTCAGCTTAACAGACGGTGCTGGCAATGTTGATACAAAAATCAATGGTTTTCTTTTTATCAATTTGTACACTTCTACCAATGCAGGGGTAATCACAAACGTCACTGGCACAGCGCCAAGCACTTACATGGGCGGCTCTGACATTGCATCTGCTGAACGCTGGACAGGAACCCGGCAAATGAACGGGCTGGCCTTTGCAATTGTTAAACTTATTTACAGCCAAGATGCTGGCACAACAAATCTACAGCCAATTACCTTTAACGTCACGCAAAATCTAAATGGCACTGGCGTTGCAAAACCTGGCGATGTTTGGGCAGATTATTTGGGCAATGATGTATACGGCGGCGGCATGGTGGCAGGTTTGATTGACAGCGCGTCAGCAACAGCACTTAACACCTATGCCGATCAGACGATTACTTTTACTAATAGCAGCGGCAACCCTGCAACCCAGGCTAGGTATCGCATCAACGGCGTCCTAGACACGGGGCAAAATGTCTTAGCTAACATCGATCGCATTATGCTGGCCTGCGATTCTTGGAATGCTTATAACGCAACTTTTGGTAAATGGTCAATTGTCATCAATAAAGCAGAAAGCACATCCTACGCTTTTGATGACACAAACATCATTGGCGAAATTAAAGTCAGTCTGACAGACATTACAAACTCAATCAATCAAATTGAAGCGCAATTCCCTAACAAAGTAAACCGAGATCAAAGGGATCTGGTTTATTTAGAAACCCCGGCTAATTTGCTATATGCCAACGAGCCGATCAATAAATTTTCCTGCAATTTTGACTTGATAAACGAGTCTGTGCAAGTTAGTTATCTGGCAAACCGAGTGCTTGAGCAGGCCAGAGAAGATTTAATTGTCACCATCAACGCAGCATATCCCGCTATACAACTAGATGCTGGCGATGTGGTGTCGATTACAAACACTAGCTACGGCTGGAGTGCTAAGTTATTTCGGGCAATGAAAGTCAGCGAGATATCTTTGCCAGACGGCAATCTTGGCGCAAGCCTAGAATTGTCAGAATACAACGCTGCCGTTTATGACGATGTTGCAATTACTCAATACAGCCCAGCACCTAACAGCAATTTATCTTCGGCTAGTTTCTTTTCGGCACTTAGCGCACCAGTAGTAAGCGCATCACGCCCGACAAACAATGTGCCGTCATTTGACATTCAAATTACGACGCCAAGCATAGGACGGACAACAAGACTGACATTGTTTTATTCCACATTTGCATCACCAACCGCAAGCCAGTGGACTTTGCTGGATACTTTTGTTTCGTCAGCATCAACACCATTGACGCCAAGCACGACATTTACATTTTTAAATTTAATCTTGCCAGCCGGGACATATTATTTTGGGTTTATTGCTGCAAACGATATTTCGCAATCGCAAATTAGCGGCACAAGTTCTGGGCTAGTCTGGGCACCTACGGGTACTGTAGGCACGCAAACGGCAATCGTGTATCTATATCAGTGGGCAAACAGCACGCCAGGCAATCCTAGCGGTAACTCAACGTGGACATGGGCAACCGCATCGAACGCATCGTACACAGGCGGCAACGGCTGGACGGTAACAATACCTGCTAACCCAGGCACGGCAAGCACTTACCTTTGGCAAGCCAGCACCAGTATCTCAGCATCTGCCGGGACGACAACGACAACTGTGTCATGGGCCAGCGGCTTTAGCGTGCAAGCAATTGCTCAGAACGGGGCTACAGGAAGCACAGGCGCAACAGGTGCCACAGGTGCTACAGGAAACACTGGCAACAGCGCAGTGATCTGCTACGCCATATACGCTGGCAATCCAACAGTCACCGGCTCGGCAGTCACTATTGCTGGAACGGGTTTGCCAAACACAACCAGTTTCTCGCCTACGTCTGCAACCGCATTTTCTTATGCCGTGCAAACTCCTGGCGCAGCGCAGGCAATGTTCCAAAGCGATGGCATTTATTATCCCGTTGCTAATCAAACAATCTGGAACACGCCATATTTATCAAATTTAAAAGTTGGCAATCTATCAGCAATTAGCGCCGATCTTGGAACAATTACAGCAGGTTCAATAAGTTCCAACACTTATACAATGACATCGACAAATGGTTTTGTAATAAGATTAGGACAAAGTTCCGGTGCTGTGCCAATTGCATTAAACATCACTGGAATTACTGTTAATGATTGGGCTATCCACACTTACGGCAGTATGCTGATCGGCGATATATTTAGTGGAAATATTCGCTCGGGATATATGTATAGTTCAAATTCCGATGCGGCTTATACTGGCATATTCATGAATGCCCTTTGCAATAATGTCGGCATTTATGGACGAGGTAATGCATCATATGGTGGTGCTAGTCACGCAATCTTGGGGCAATGCTTTGGTGGCGCTACAGGAAATTTAAATACAAGCGGCATTGTAGGCACCACAATAAATTACGATTTTTATGCAGACGGGGCAGGCGTTAACTATGGGCCATTTACTGGGGCGCACGATGCGCTTATACCTATAGATGCAACAATAACTGAAGGCGACATTGTTATAGATTGCGGAGTTGCAGCACGCAAAAATTTTAGCAACACAATATGTTTTGTGGAAACTAGCAGCAGCCCAAATCAAAAAGGCGTTGTGGGAATGTTGGTGGGAAGTTCACGGCTGCTTGATGTTGAATTTTTACCTGCTGCTTTAAAAGATGATCCAACAATTACTATTGAGACAGTCATGGAAATGGGCATAGAAACCGAACGTGAAATAGTAACCGTTAATCCAAAACCGGAAGTAGCATCCCTTGCACTTACGCACAAAGTTATTACGATGAATGCCTTAGGAGAAGGACAAATTAACGTATGCGGAGAAGGTGGCAACCTGCAAATTGGCGATATGATCGTAACAAGTTCAATGCCTGGCAAGGGCATGAAACAACCGGACGACATTGTTAGAAGCATAACCGTGGCAAAATCACGAGAAAATGTGACTTTTATTTCGTCAACTGAGGTTAAACAAGTTGCTTGCATCTATCTTTGCGGGTAGAATTACAGTACAAGAATCGTAGCCCTGCGAGTTAGCAGGGAGCGTCACTACCCGAGGAAGGGGAATCAGTCTTGGCAATCTTTAACAAGAATACCCTGGCGCAAGTCAGCGGCTTTAGCAACAGCATCATTGCTGGCGAGTTGGTTTACAACCAGCAAACGTACTGGAATCTTGCGCTTACCGATACGGCTGGCACTGCTGTTAATTTGACGGGTGCCACAATTGATGCGTCAATTTTGCGCCGATCAGTCACAAACATTATTGACACTCGCAATGGGTTGACGTTTGACATTGCCGATTACACGGTTACAACACCCAGCGCAATTGCTTTGACAATCTCCAACCGTGTTAATGCGGCTGGCACTTTTACCCTGCTAATTGACGAATCAACTTGGAGCGTGGCATCCAACGATACGCAGTTAGACATTAATGCAACAAACTGCGTGGGATTCAGCGGCAGACTAAAAATAGCTTTTCCCGCATCTGGTACAACGCCTGCTGATGACAGCATAATTTTCTTGCTGTTCTTGGTACGCTCAGATGGAGTGACAAACTGATGGCTAATATCGCAGTTAGCGTTGCCGATGGCAACAATATTAACGTAGTTGTAACACCGCCAATAACTCAAATTGTTACGGTTGACAGAGGCGTGGCTGGCCCAACAGGTGCAGCAGGCGCTACTGGAGCAACAGGGGCCACTGGAGCCACGGGTGCCACGGGTGCCACGGGAGCCACTGGCGCAGGCGTTGTTGTTGGTGGTACGGTGGGCCAAGTGCTTGCCAAATTAAGTTCAGTAGATTACGACACAAATTGGGTAACGGCTGGCGGCTTGGGCACTGTTACATCTGTCGCCACGGGCACAGGTTTGACAGGAGGCCCAATAACCACATCGGGCACGGTTGCTTTGGCAAATACGGCAGTAACTGCTGGCACCTACACTTCAACAAATTTGACTGTTGACGCCCAAGGCCGAATCACAGCAGCATCAAGCGGTGGCGGCAGCGGGACGGTTACAAGTGTTGCCGCTACAGTACCTGCTTTTTTATCGGTTGCTGGCTCGCCAATTACGACAAGCGGCACCATTGCAATCAGCTACTCGGGCACGGCTTTGCCAATAGCCAACGGTGGTACAGGCGCAACATCAGCGGCAACGGCTTTGACTGCCCTTGGCGCTTATCCAGCAACAAATCCAAGCGGATTCACTTCAACCCAATACGCCACAATCTCAAACGACATTACAACTAATGCAGTGCGTTATCCATTATTTGCTGATGCGACAAGTGGTAATTTGACAACCGGCTACGCATCCTCTACAAAATTAAAATACAACCCGTCTACAGGTGCGTTAACGGTTTCTCAACTAATTATTGGCCCGTAAAAAATCATGGCAAAAATTACATTTGAATCTGCGCTTGGCGGCGTTGCCGATTTAGTTGGCCCCGCTACTGCAACAACGGTAACGCTTAATCTGCCTGCAACGTCTGGAAATATTGTCGGCACAGGCTCTACTGGCGTTGTCACGACAGCAATGATCTCGGGCCAAATTGCGGTAGCGCAAGGCGGCACAGGCGTAGCTACCAGTACGGGCACAGGCTCAGTTGTCTTAAATACATCACCGACTTTAATAACCCCGGCACTTGGCACACCAGCATCTGGCGTCTTGACAAACGCTACCGGCCTGCCTTTGACAACAGCAGTCACTGGCATATTGCCGGTGGCAAACGGCGGCTCTGGCACCGCAACGCCTGCAATCGTCGCAGGTACAAACGTGACAGTAAGCGGCAGTTGGCCCAATCAAACCATTAACTCAACAGCCAGCGGCAGCGGCACAGTCACTAGTGTGGCAACCGGCACTGGTTTGACAGGTGGGCCAATTACCACAACCGGCACTGTAGCCCTTGCAAACACTGCTGTTACCGCAGGAAGCTATACCGCAGCTAACATTACTGTTGATGCCCAAGGACGGCTTACAGCGGCTGCAAGTGGCTCTGCTGGCACAGTCACATCTGTTTCGGTAGTATCTGCCAATGGCTTGGCTGGTACTGTTGCTACGGCTACATCAACGCCTTCAATTACTTTGTCTACCAGCATCACTGGCGTATTAAAAGGCAACGGCACGGCAATTAGCGCAGCAACCGCAGGGACAGACTATTTAGCACCTAGCGGCGCATTAGGCACACCGGCAAGCGGCACGCTGACTAACACCACGGGACTGCCGCTAACTACAGGCGTTACTGGCACGCTACCAGTTGCCAACGGCGGCACCGGGACGACTACCCCTAGCATCGTGGCTGGCACAAATGTCACAGTTAGCGGGACATGGCCTAATCAAACAATTAATTCAACAGCAAGCGGTACTGGCGATGTAGTTGGCCCAGCGTCAGCAACTGACAATGCTATTTCAAGATTTGATCTGACAACCGGAAAAATAATTCAAAACAGTTTGGTAACAGTAGCCGATGATGGTGCAATTACAGCGCCGCAAGTCGGAAGCATGATTCCGTTTTACTATGCTAACCAGGCAGCGTTTCCAGCCGCATCAACTTCTCATGGTGCTGTTGCCCACAGTCATGCAGACGGGGCAATGTTCTTTGCCCACGGCGGGGTTTGGGTAAGAATGCTGGACAACGGTGGGCCACTAGGCACGCCAGCCAGCGGCACAGCTACCAATATCACAGGATTGCCGTTATCCACTGGTGTGACAGGTACTTTGCCGGTAGCAAATGGCGGCACAGGCACAACAACTCCTAGCATTGTGGCTGGCACTAATGTGACGGTATCAGGCACGTGGCCCAATCAAACAATTAATTCCACTGCTAGTAGTTCTGGCACAGTTACCAGCGTAGATGTTTCTGGCGGCACAACAGGCTTAACTACATCGGGTGGGCCAATTACTACGTCTGGGACAGTTACTTTAGCAGGAACATTAGCGGTTGCAAATGGAGGTACGGGAACAACAACTCCAAGTATTGTTGCGGGGACAAACGTAACCGTTACAGGCACTTGGCCTAATCAAACTGTAAATTCAACTGCAAGCGGATCAGGCACAGTCACCAGCGTTGCAGCAACAGTTCCAAGTGTTTTTAGTATTTCTGGCTCACCAATTACAACCTCTGGCACGCTGGCAATAACTTATTCCGGTACGGCTTTGCCTGTAGTAAATGGTGGCACTGGAGTCACAACAAGCACGGGAACTGGCGATACTGTTTTATCAACGTCACCGACTTTGGTTACGCCTATTCTTGGCACGCCAACATCTGGCACGCTTACCAATGCTACGGGTTTGCCATTAACTACAGGCGTGACAGGTAATCTTCCGGTAACTAATCTTAATTCTGGAACATCTGCAAGTTCAAGCACATTTTGGCGTGGTGATGGTGTTTGGGCCACAGTGTCTGGCGGCGGCGCAACGCCAATTGTGGAAAATGAAAACACAATCTCGGCAAATAGAACCATTACGGTTGGCAGCAACGGCATGAGCGTGGGCTATATGACTGTAAACACTGGCGTATCGGTAACAGTGCAGCCAAATCAGCGCTGGGTAATACTTTAATTTTTGGAGCAATAAAATGGCAGTGATTATCAACGGCAACAATACGCCAACGGCTGGCGGTGTAGGCTATGGCAATGCAACCGAATTAGCGTTTACATCAGCAGGAACCGTAGGTTATGTATTAACCTCGGCAGGTGCATCAGCACCAACGTGGGCGGCTCCAGTTTCTGGCGGCACAGTTACCAGCGCAAGTGTTGTCTCTGCAAATGGCTTTGCAGGGACAGTAGCAACTGCTACAACAACGCCAGCCATTACGCTTACAACATCCATTACAGGCGTACTAAAAGGCAATGCAACGGCAATATCTGCTGCTGTAGCGGGTACTGACTATATTGCTCCTAGTGGGGCATTAGGGACACCATCTAGTGGAACTTTAACCAATGCAACAGGACTGCCACTGACAACAGGTGTGACAGGAACGCTACCAGCAGATAACGGTGGCACAGGTGTAGCAAACAACGCAGCTATGACCGTCACAGGCTCTGGCAACTTTGCCTATACCAGAACACTGACAGCAGCCACCAACGTCACATTTCCAACAACGGGGACTCTAAGCACATTGGCAGGTTCAGAGACGCTTACCAACAAGACACTGACAAACCCAACGCTAACAACTCCCGTACTTGGTACACCATCTAGCGGCACACTGTCATCTTGCACAGTTGACGGGACGGATGCAATAGGTTTTAGAAACATACCAATCAACAGCAACAGCGCAGCATACACAACAGTTCTGGCAGACTCAGGTAAAGTAATCTTCCACCCTTCAACAGACGCAAATGCAAGGACATTTACTATTCCTGCTAACGCATCAGTTGCCTACCCACTAGGCACAGCAATCACATTTATCAACATGACAAGCCAAGTGGTAACCATTGCAATTACCACAGACACAATGTATCTTAGCAGTGCCGGTACTACAGGTTCACGCAGTTTGGCTCAGTATGGTTCAGCGACTGCAATTAAGATGACTAGTACAACTTGGTTAATTTCTGGGAGTGGATTAACATGAGTGGCGCACTTCAAGCTGTTTTCCAAAACCAAAGATCATTTGGCGGTGGAGTAACACCTACAGTTGAATACTTAGTAGTGGCTGGTGGTGCTAGTGGTGGCGGTAAAACAAGCGAATGTTCTGGCGGCGGTGGAGCAGGTGGATATAGAACTGATGTAGGGTTTGCAGTTGCAACCGGTATTGCAATTACAGTTACCGTGGGTGCAGGAGGTGCAGTCCCTTCTAATAATTATGGGACAAGTGGTAATAATTCGGTATTTTCGTCAATTACCTCAACTGGCGGCGGCGGCGGTGGTATAGGTATAGTCGCGGGATCACGTAATGGTCGGCCGGGTGGTTCTGGCGGCGGCGCTGCTGAATCTGCTGGAGTGATTGGATCTGGAAACACACCTAGTACAAGTCCAAGCCAAGGCAATAATGGTGGGAGTGGATTAGGAACGGCTGGCTCAACTGAAAATGGTGGTGGTGGAGGTGGAGGTGCAAGTGCCGTAGGATCAAATTGTTTTGGTGCTCAATATAACGGGGGCAATGGCGGTAATGGATCAACATCATCAATTAGTGGTTCCGCTATAACGTACGCTGGTGGTGGTGGTGGTGGAAGCACAAGCGAAATTGGAACACAAAGTAGTGGTGGTTCTGGCGGCGGGGGGGCAGGAAATTATGGTAGTGGACGTTCGCCTACGGCAGGAACAGCAAATACTGGTGGTGGAGGCGGCGGTGCTGAAGGATCAGGTGCGGCAGGCGGTAGTGGTGTAGTCATTATTCGCTATGCAGACACCTATCCCGCCGCCACTGCAACAACTGGCTCACCAACCATCACAGTTGCCGGTGGATACAGAGTTTACAAGTGGACAGGCTCTGGAACAATTACTTTCTAAAAATATCATGGCACATTTTGCAAAACTTGATGACACAAACACAGTGCTGGAAGTGCATTGCCTACACAACAACGAACTGTTAGACAACGGCGTTGAAAGCGAAGCAAAAGGCATTGCGTTTTTAACCGATTGGAGTGGTGGCTACACCAACTGGAAACAAACCAGCTACAACGCCACATTCCGTAAAAACTACGCTGGCGCAGGGTTTACTTATGACGCAACCCGAGATGCCTTTATAGCGCCAAAACCATTTTCAAGCTGGCTATTAGATAAAGAATCTTGCCAATGGATACCACCCGTTGCATATCCCACTGACGGCAAAAAGTACCGCTGGGATGAATCAATTATTGCGTGGGTAGAAACATGACAGAAACTGAAGCCAGGCTAAACAGCCACGAAGCACTTTGTGCTGAAAGATACGCCCAAATCAATGCTCGGTTAAAACGATTAGAAGGCATCCTGATTAAAACTGCGGGAGTACTTATTTTTAGTATGTCTGCCATTGTTTATGCCAGCCTTACATTGCATCGTTGATTGTGGATTTCTTTGAAATCTTGGCAAAGGCTTGGCCCATCCTGCTGGCAATCATCACGCTGATTATTGTTTTGGCAAAGTTAGATTTACGGGTGGCTGTTTTGGAAGAGAAGATCAAAACGCTGTTTGAAATGTGGAATAAAAAATGATTGACGTAACCAAAGCCATTGGAGCAGTCGCAGCCAGCATTGCAGCCATTGGCGGCGGTTACACGTTGGCAGACAAATTTGGTTGGTTTGATCGGGCTATTCTTGAGTGGTCACCAGAGCATTTTAAGATTACAGCAGCGGCAGGGCAGCCTATCAATGTGACAGTGGCTCGAATCAAAAAACGTGATGACTGCTCAGTGGAAAGTTTCACGCCAAGCATCAGGGATGCCGCTGGCATGGTGCATGAGGCAACGACAACAGCAAGCAAATTCAGCGGCCCAGCAGGGCCAACGATTGACACGTTTACATACCAGCTTACGATGGTGAAAAAAGAAAAAATTGCACCGGGCACAGCCACACTGCTGGCAACGATCAAGTACAAATGCCCGGAGGGTGAGCGTGTGGTTCAATACCCCCGCCATGCTAATTTGAGTTTTGATTTAAAAGGGTGACCATGATTCCAATAGTTGCATCACTCCTCGGTACATTGGCTCAGAACGGGCTGGGCCTTTTGTCATCTGCGCTTCAAGCAAAAGGCAAAGAAGTTGTCGAAAACGCTTTTGGCGTTAAGATTTCAGACAACCCTAGCCCAGAGGAAGTTACCAAATTACGCCAGTTGCAGTACGATCACGAAGAAAGGTTGATTGAACTTGGGATTATGAAAGCCCAAGCCGAGTTGGAGGAGCTAAAAGTTTTTGCTTTAGCTTCCCAGAACGAGGATAACAACGTCTCAGACCGCTGGAAAGCGGACATGAGCAGTGACTCTTGGCTGTCCAAGAATATTCGCCCTATGAGCCTTGTAGCCATCTTCGTGGGGTACTTTATCTTTGCCATGATGTCCGCATTCGGCTTGAACGCTAACGAGTCTTACGTTGAACTGCTTGGCCAGTGGGGAATGCTGATCATGGGTGCCTACTTTGGTGGCCGAACAATTGAGAAGCTGGCCGACATGAGGAGCAGAAAATGAGTCTTTCACAAGAACAAGCCGCTTTTCTTCTGGATGCCTGCAAACTCATACAGCACGCCACTGAGCAAGGTTTTATGGTTACTGGCGGGGAGTTGTCACGCACACCCGAACAGCAAGCTATTTATTTTAAAACAGGCCGTTCTAAAACAATGAATTCCATCCATCTAAAGCGCTGCGCCATAGACTTGAATTTTTTTAAGGATGGCAATATTATTTGGGACAAAACAATCCTTGCTCCTCTTGGTGCATATTGGGAAACTCTGCATCCTAAAAACCGATGGGGCGGCAATTTCAAATCTTTGGTAGATTGCCCGCACTTTGAGCGTGGGTAAAAAGGCTTCGGTACGCTTAAAGCGTCATGGGTGTGGGCAATCATCAGGAATAAACGCCAAACAATGCACAGATGTGTACTTGTTTTTCCAAGCAATCCAGCGATCAATGTAAACGTCAGGCATCAAAGATAAAGATCGATTTATTTGTGATACATCAACATCCAGCAGCACCGCTATTTCACGGGGGGTAAGCCCGTCAGGTGATTGCGCCAAAGCGTCACGTATGCGTTTAGACAATACTGTAATAGTCATATTTTAAAACGGTGCGTCCTCATAATTTTCTGGGTTTATTGGAATTGGTTTGCTAGGCTTTGCTGGCGGCAATTGAGTAGGAAAAGGCCAGTTAGTCATAGCATCCCCCAGACATAACCCGCCAAGCCAGCAACGCCAACCAATGCAAGCAGTATCACAATTATGTGAGCAATTAAATATGCCCACATAATTAATTCATAATCGTCGTTATCATTCATAGCGCTATCAACACTCTTTGCCAAGAGCCGTTTGATGTTTGCCTGCGCTCACCAGTGTCCATTACCAATCCTTTGCGGATAAGCGCTGCTGGCCTGGGCGTAATGCTGTTAATTCGGATGTGCGGCAAAGCCTGCTCAAGCTGTTCAGCAATGCAGCCATTTTTATATCGGCGAATAACTTTAAGTACCTCGGCCTCCATAGCAGACGGATCACGCATTGCTATGTGGCTAGTGTCTGGATCGGTGTGTCGTGCGTACATGATTACTCCTCAAAATGATAAATCGTCTTCGTCTTTGGGCAAGCCTTGATATTCTTTTGGCTTTGGATCATTGATAAATGCCCAGCCATCCCAGCCGCCTTCCTTTAACGGGATAACGTCAATTTTTACCATATCGCCCCGCTGGGTTTGAATGATGCTGCCAACTCGTTGATAGCGATTCTTTTTTTCACCTTTGCTGTTGGTGTATGTGCCCACAATAGTGCTAAGTTCTTTTATGATTGATGACATTATTTGCTTTCAAGTTGGTGTATGTGCCCACAATAGTGTATAGTTAATTAAAAATTGATAACTGATTTCTACCTCGGCCAAAAACGCAATGATTTCTTTGTTTAAATCATCAATGAATTTTTGATCACGCTGCACCCGTTTGACAAACAATTGCGCTTTAACAGGCATCCTAGAATCAAACACCGCATAATCACACCAAGCCCGTCCTGTACAGGCCATCTGCATCTGCATTTGAGTAACGTAATTGCTAGGCACCTTGCCCGTTAACAGAGTGTCAATCATGATGGAAGTGTTGGGACACTTAATCTCAACCAGCCCATCATGCCCCACCAAGCCGTCAGGACTAGCCCCGGCACGCTCAATCGTAGGATGCTGTACAAAGCCTACAGTGTCAACCCAAACGCCACTGTGGGCTTCGTACGCTGCTCTTGCAAACGGCTCTTGATCTACGCCCCATTGCATTGCTGCGCTGCTAAACGATTCGCCTTTTGTGTTAGTCAATCGCTCCAGCACCAATTGGGCAGACAAATTACTCCTAGCTGCGCTGCCTTTTTTTGTCAGTACATCTGCCGCCCTGCTTGCTGTTACTTTGCCTAGCCTGGCGGCAAACCATTCGTCTGTGCCTTGTTGCATCACAATTCCTTTTTACGTTTGTCTTTTGCTTCAATCAATATTGTTTTGTCAGCATCATTAGTAACCGCTGCCAAAGCCAATGTGAAACTTTTTCGCAATTCTTCGCTTGTTGCGCAAACCTCAAAATCATCAAGCCAAAATTGCAAAGCTGATTCCGCAGGCGCATCCAGATGCAAATCGCCCTTGTGCCACAACTCAAGTGCAGCACCAAATCGCATTGCAGCATTTCGCAAAGCATCACCAATGATTTCTTTGATAGCGTCACCGCCCTGCTTGTTGCCAGCGTGCCCGTAGCCAAGCCTAGTAACACCGCACACTGTAAGCCGTATCCACATACCGCCCAGATCGTCCATGACAGGCAAGCCGTGGGGACTCATTGCTAACGGCTCCCATGTCCAGCCAGGGTCAACGTCCAACAGTCTGTCAGTCAAAGCCGCATGGCCCACATAGGCTAATTTTGTACCGCCTTTTGGCAAGTAGCTAATTTGATGATCGGGAAATGGTTTCCTTAAATCTTGTAAATTGTTCATGTCGATTCCTTTATGTCATCTACGTAAGTAATGGCAAGCAGTTTTTGAATCATGTCCTCTAGTTTGTTAATCTTTTCTTGAGCATCGACACGCACTTTTGCTTGCTGAGTTTTCAAAGTCTCAATTTTGCTGGCAACCATTTCGTCGTGCGACAAAATCATGTCCACCGTAATGGTGGCTTCGCCCACGTAAGTCCAGCCTCCTGCCCTCATATCGGCGCTACAGAACGCCAACGAGTCAATAACCTTGTCGCCCTGCAAGTCTTCAGGGCTTAACCTACTGTACTCAGGCAACCAGGCTTTCGTGGTTCCAATAATCTTTTTCATGTATTTTCCTTATGCATAATTTCAATTTCCAATTGTTTGCAACGATCAGTAGCGTTGTCCAGCAAGCAGGACATTTCTCGCAATGCGCTGATTAACATACCATTCTCAAATGCCAGCCTGTCAGCAGGGTTAGCCCCGGCATAGGCACGATTGGCAATCTTGTTTATTTCTTCAATGGTTGCGTCAATTTTCATAATTGCACCTTTTTTGTTTTAAATCCTCTGTGCGTAAAGCATTGAACATTGCCATCAGCAAGTAGCCGCCAGCCTGCGTTTTCTCCACATAGCTGCTGCGCTGCTGCCTCAAACCTAGCCTGGCGCTCCTGCTCAGTTTTAGCTGCCTTGTAAGCCGCCACAGCATCTTGCGCTGCCTCGATCTCGCTAGGCCAGTCTAAATAGTGGCTAGTGCCCAGCACCAGGGCCACCAAAGCCGCTGCCAGCCAGTTCATGCTTCACCTCGCTCAAATGCAGCATTCTTGATCTGGTCTTCCAGATCGCTCAGTGCCTCTTCCTCAATCGTTTCAGCCAGATCGCCAAGCACCTCGCTGATATCCACGCCTTCCACCAAGGCCCAGATCAGCTCAACGGCAGCAGCGCAACCAGGGTCATTGAAGGTGGCGCGTTCTTCTGCTTCAAAAGCCAAGTAGCAGTCCAGCACTAAGCCGCCAGCAGTCTCAAAGCGGTGGTTGCACAGACCCTTGAGGTCTTCCTTGGTTGGCTTGTAGCCAGTTGTCCAGATGGGAGTTTTGCTCATGATGTTCTTTCTGGGGCCGTAGCCCCGTAAGTTAAATTAACGGTAAAAATACAAAGCTGCGTTTTGTTCGGCTGCTCGTGCGGTATGCCCGTAGTAGCAGTGGCCGCTAATTCCTTCAACACACCAATCGCAGCAGCCTGCCGCAATTTGCTGTTCAAGGTTCATGTCGTTGAAATCAGGGTTGTGAATTTCGTATGCTTTTGTCATGATGTTTCCTAAAAATACCCCTGACGGAATTGCTGGGGATTGACGCTAAGTATAAGCGTTTTCTTAACGCTACAAGCCCTTTTTTAACTTATTTTTATACAGAATTGTTATATAAAACGCAAAAAACACAACTTTAATGTATATAAGATGTTAAGGAAAAGGTATAAAATGCGCGGATGCAAACCCTTGAACAATTGAAAAAAGCGCACGATGCAACCTTGGCAACGGCTATCCAGAAAGCAGGCAGCAAGTCAGCCTTGGCCCGTCTGCTGGGCGTGACACCGCCTGCTGTAGCGCAATGGCGCAAGATGCCAAACGCAAGGCTGGCGCAGCTACAGGCAAGCAGGCCAGAATGGTTTGGTAAGTTATAATTATGGGCACGGCTACCCTTAGCGGGGGAAAAGGCGATTCGTTACCGCCCTGCCAGGCCCACCCATCAGTAACGCTTAACCTAGAACGTAAGGTTGCCATGCACTATTTTAGTTTTCACATTGGGGACTACAAATCCCATACCCATCATCTTTCGTTAATGGAAGACTTGGCGTTTCGCCGCCTTTTAGATCATTATTACTTGCATGAGCACCCTATAAAGCAACGGGACATAGCCCGGCAAATTGGGATGCGTGATCAAGAGCAGGACGTTTTAACAGTACTCAATGAGTTTTTTGTTAGCACTGACGCTGGCTTTATAAACCCGAGAGCAGACAAGGAAATTGCTGGATACCGCTTGTTGTCAGAGGCTGGAAAACGAGGTGCTGATAAGCGGTGGGCAAAGGCAGGTGATAGCCCCCCTATAGCCCCCCCATCGCCACCCTTAACACCCCCTAATAGCAACCATGAACCAGTAACCATAAACCATAAACCAATAGATACCAATATATGTCCACCTGCCGGTGGCCTTGAGGTAAAAATTCCAGATTGCAATCATCAGGGAGTCATTGATCTGTATCACCAGCAGCTACCAACCCTGCGCCGAGTGGAAGTTTGGAACGCTACCAGACAAAGCTACCTGAGACAACGCTGGCGAGAAGTGGCAACAGAACTGGGCAAAGACAAGCCAGCAACCGTCAGCGCAGTCTTGGAGTGGTTTGATGATTTTTTTGGGCACATCAACAAATCCAAGTTCTTGGTCGGCAAGGTGAACAACAAAGACGGGCGTGCGTTTACCGCCGATCTTGAGTGGATTCTTAAACCCAGCAACTTTGCAAAGATTGTGGAAGGAAAATATCATGGCGCTCACTAACTTCAAAAAAGAGGAAATTCCTGAGGGCAAAAGTGATCTGCTGTGTAGCGTGGATGGTTGCAGCAGCCGCTGGAGCGTTTGCATTGACGGGCAGCTACCGAAATGCAGCCGTCATCAATGGCAGCAGCCAAAGTTTGGCAACACGAAGACGTATCAGCAATATTTGGCAGACAAAGACAGCCCAGGCGTGCCGCCCGTTAGCACTTGGTACAACAAAGAGCCGTGGTGAATGAGTTGGCTCTTTTCGCAGGCGCTGGTGGAGGCATACTCGGTGGACACCTCCTTGGATGGCGAACAGTCTGCGCCGTTGAATGGGAACCCTATCCAGCAAGCGTACTGTGCGCCAGACAAAATGACGGTCTTCTCCCGCCTTTCCCGGTTTGGGATGACGTTCAAACCTTTGACGGTAAGCCGTGGCGAGGAATTGTTGACGTTGTATCGGGCGGCTTTCCATGCAAAGACATATCAGCCGCAGGAAAAGGAACAGGCATTGACGGAGAGCGCAGCGGAATGTGGCGAGAAATGGCACGCATCATTCACGAAGTACAGCCCAGATTTGCGTTTGTGGAGAACTCACCAATGCTCACTTCTCGGGGACTTGGAACCGTTCTTGGAGACTTGGCCTCAATGGGGTTTGATGCGAAATGGGGAGTGCTGGGAGCAGCAGACATTGGCGCAAACCACCAGAGGAACAGGATTTGGGTTGTGGGCAACGCCAGCAGCATCAGACGGTCAGCGGGGCGGGACGATCACGGACAAGATGACGGGTCAAAGCCTGCCACAGATGGTCAACACGCCAGACAAGTGGCCCACCCCAAATGCGAGGGATTGGAAGGACAGCGGAGCCAGCCAAGGGAACAGGCAGTCACCGAATTTGGGAACTCAAGTGCATTGGCCAACACCACGGAGTTGTTCAGCAATGGCGGCAACTTTGACAGATCAAGGCCAAAGGTTTCCCAACTTGGAAACGGTGATGGCGCATACGGATCAAGCAACCATTGGTGGAAAGCTGAACCCAACGTGGGTAGAGTGGCTGATGGGGTGGCCGCTAGGGTGGACAGACTTAAAGCCATTGGAAACGGACAAGTCCCATTGTGTGCCGCAACAGCCTGGAGAATCTTGCAATGAATTACTTTGAAGCCCACAAACTGCTAGACGAAACCCGCGATGGACACAATCACACCTACGCCGACATTACCCAAGCACTTGAACTGGTTGGAGACATTGACGCAGACGTATGCGGAACTGGCCTTGGCAAATGGAGATCAAGCCCAAAAGGATGGCAGGAGACAATATTTAATACACCGATTTAAAGAACTAGAACAGGATTTCCCAGGCATTACGTTAATTATTTATCAAAAGATTAAAACAATAAAAAATGATATTTGCTGAAAAACTTGATTACGGCAAGGTTGGCGAGGGATTAATTGCTCAATGGTTAATGGCGCGTGGTAATTTAATATTGCCAGTGTATGAAGTGGAAAAAACAGCAAACAAAGGGCCGCAATTGTTTTCAGCGGCTGCTAGCCTTGTTTCTCCCGATCTGGTTGCATTTACATCAAACGGTGTAATGTGGATTGAAGCAAAGCACAAAACTGTATTTACCTGGCACCGCAATACACAACACTGGACAACCGGCATTGATTTGCGTCATTATGAAGATTATATGGAAGTTGCAAAGCAAACAAAACTGCCGGTATGGTTAATGTTTTTCCACCGTAATGAAATGCCAAGCGACAACGATAAACGTTACGGGTGCCCGTCTAAATGCCCGACTGGTTTGTATGGCGGTGACGTGTTTACTTTGAGTTTAAAAGAACACCACAGAACTTTGGCAATTAATCATGGGCGAGACGGTTGTTTAGGACACGGTAAAAGTGGAATGGTTTATTGGGCGCATGGCGATTTAAAACAACTTGCTACCAAACAAGAAGTTTTGGATTCTGCTAAAAATAGGCAATGAAATGATGCAAATTTGCTTTGAAGTGCCAGGCCAACCCCGAGGTAAAGGCAGGCCACGGTTTGCTAGGCGAGGTAATTTTGTTAAAACCTACACCGATGCCAAAACGAGCAGCTACGAAGATCAAATACGTTTTTATGCCCTGCAAGCAATGGGCAGCAGTGAACCGCTAAAAACGGCGCTAGAGGCTTTTATTTACGTCAAGCTACCAGTGCCACAGTCCTATTCCAAAAAGCGCACTGAGGCCTGTTTAAGTGGCTTGGAGAGGCCATGCAAAAAGCCAGACTTGGACAACATCATAAAAGCCATGATGGACGGCATGAATAAAGTGATCTACGATGACGATGTGCAAGTAATTAGTATTCAAGCAACAAAACGCTATGCAATAAATGCAGGTGTAGATATTTTAATAAAGGAAACAGAATGATTGAACGTAAACTAGATGCGCTTGGTAATTCACCATATTATGTTTGTACGCTTTGCGGTTGGGCATATTCTGGATTGCACGAAGCAAATAAACACGGTTTAAGTTGTGGTTATAAAGAACCGCAACAGCCAGCATTTCAAAGCATTTCTAGAAAACCACAGGTAGAAAAGAAATGAAGATTGCAGTTTGGGAACCTGTGCAAGCCCACCGGGAAATGATGACCGTGATCTGGCCCACGCTGAAATCAATGCTGATGGCAGGCCACAAGATGACCATTGAGATCAAGCAAAGTAGGCGCAGCACCGAGCAAAACGCAATGTTTCATTCTTTAATCGGCAAAATCAGCAAGCAGATGGCGGCAGCAGGCAGCACTTGGACAGCAGACGATTGGAAACGATTGCTGGTAGATCAATGGGCGCATGATACAGACAGGAAGATCGGCAAAGTATGCCCGAGCCTGGATGGTGAGAGAATCGTCCAGCTTGGCTTGCAAAGTCACAAATTCACTACGGGCGAGAGCAGTGAATTTATAGAATTTTTGTATGCTTGGGCAGCAAACAAAAGCATTGATGTATAAAGGAAATATTATGCTGGAAACTATTACTTATATTGATTTGTTAAGAATAGACAAAGTAAACGGTTGGCGGCGATATCTTGGAGAAAAAAATTTTCAGCGTGCAAAACTCGTACTTGTAGACGGAATGAAACATTGCGATGTTGCAAAAATTGAAGGCGTCACAGGAGAAACAATAGGAAAAGCCGTTAGAAAAGCACGGTGGGGGTTTATAAAATTAAAAGAAATGGACAATAAAAACAAATATATGGCAAAATATTGGCAACGCATAAATGATGTTTCCTAAACACAGCTATGTCAGAGACAAAGCATTGCTCAAACGGGTTGCCCTGCTAAACTGCCAGCATTGCGGTAGCGGAGAAATGGTGCAGGCAGCACATACAAACTGGGGCGGCGGCAAAGGCAGAGGCGTGAAATCTGACGACAACTTAGTGGCAGCACTGTGCCAAACGTGCCATTATGAGATCGATCAAGGCGCAAAGTTGAGCAAACAGGAACGACAAACCATGTGGCAAGCCGCCCACGAAAAGACAATAAAGGCGTTAAATGATTGAAATACAGTACAAAGCGACAGAAGATTTAATACCCTACGCACGCAACAGCCGTACGCACAGCGCAGAGCAAGTTGCACAAATAGCCGCCAGCATACGAGAATTTGGCTGGACAAACCCCATACTGATAGACGGCGAAAACGGCATTATTGCCGGGCATGGCAGGGTATTGGCAGCGCATAAGCTGGGCGAAACCCAGGTGCCGACAATTGAACTCAGCCACATGAGCGACACGCAAAAACGGGCATACATCATTGCGGACAACAAGTTAGCGTTAAATGCTGGCTGGGATGATGAGATGCTTGCTTTAGAACTTAGAGCGCTTGGTAATTTAGGGTTTGATATTGATTTAATAGGTTTTAGTGCTGAAGAATTAAAGTCATTAATGGATATTGCAGAAGCAGATGCCATTTACAGCAACAAAATTACAGTTCCAATTTATGAGCCGCACAATAAAAAACCACCGATTGAAGATTTGTACGACGATACTAAAGCTATAAATTTAATTGCAGACATCAAAGAAAGCAAACTAACTCAAAAAGAAAAAGATTTTTTAATGGCGGCTGCATCACGCCATATTGTTTTTAATTATTCTAAAGTCGCTGATTTTTATGCACATACATCAAAAGAATGTCAAGAATTAATGGAAAAAAACGCTCTTGTGATTGTTGATTACAAACAAGCCATTGAAAATGGATTTGTTCATTTAAGCGCACAAATAGATGATTTGAATGGCGAAGAATAAATATATTCTTGTTAGGCACGGTCAGACATATTGGAACAAAAACGGCATTATGCATGGCCAGTACGACATTCCGCTAAATGACATTGGAATAAAACAAGCCGACAAAGTTGCCAATGAACTTCAACATGAACACTTTGATCTTTGTTACTGCTCACCTTTAAACCGTGCAAAATCAACAGCTAACAAAATTTTAAGGCATCATCGACACACAGAAACTATTTATGACGATAGGTTGATGGAACTAAGCAAAGGATTGTTAGAAGGTAAACACTTAGATAGCGAAAAGCTATTAAAAAGCGAAGACCTTAATTTTTTAAACAAATATCAAGTAGAAAGCAAGGCTGCTTTTTTAATAAGGGTTAAATCTTTTGTTAACGACATAGAACGCAAACACATTAACAAACAAATTCTCATTGTGGCACACAGTGGAACAATTAAAATGTTTATGTTTGCTTTAAACCCGCCAAAAAATGCTATTCATAAAGCATATTACGATCTACATATTAAAAACTGTAAACCGTACATAATCGAGCCATTAATATTAAAAGGAAGTTATATGAAAATAGGTTTTTTCCCAATGGTCGCAGATATTTTGCATTCAGGCCACGTTTTAGCGTTAGAGGAAGCTAAAAAGCATTGCGATTTACTTATAGTTGGTTTACACTGTAAACCGACATACAAAGAACCAATTCAATCCATTTACGAGCGTTACATGCAATTACGCGCAGTCAAATGGGTTGATGAGGTAATTCCTTATGAAAATTCAAGCAGGGATGCAGACATTTTTGCATCACTTGAATACGATGTTTATTTTCTTGGCGAAGATCACAAAACAAACGAATGGGAAATGAAAGGTAAAATTGAGGCTATGGACAAAGAAATTGTTTACCTTAAACGCAAGCACAACTACAGCAGCACGCGAGTTAAAAATGGAAACGCCTAATTTTGCCATATTTATTTTAACTCATGGCCGCCCAGACAATGTAATTACTTATCACACTTTGCGAAAATCAGGATACACAGGCAGTATTTACCTTATTTGCGATGATGAAGATAAAACTTTGTTTGAATATCAGATCAAATACAAAAACCAGGTAATTGTTTTCAGCAAGCAGACTTATCAAAATAAGTTTGACATTATGGACAATTTTGAAGGCAACAAGGTCATCGTTTATGCTAGAAACGCTTGCTATGATATTGCCAGGTTGCTAGGCTTAGATTACTTTTTTGAATACGAGGACGATTACAAAAGTTTGATGCATCGTTTTGTAGATGGCCCGACTCTTGGCTACACGCCAATTACACGCATGAATGAAGTTTGTCAAGCATTTATAGAGTGTTTGAAAAACACAGGTAGCACAGCTATTGCCATGGCGCAGGGTGGTGATTTTATTGGCGGGGCAGCATCATTTGATAGCGTGCAATACAAACGCAAAGCCATGAACAGTTTTGTTTTTAAAGTCAACCAAAACGCAGCCGATGATTGCATTTTTATAGGTCGCATGAACGACGATGTAAACACTTACTTAACACAGGGCAAAGTAGGGAAAATCTTTTGTCAGATAGCCAATATTATGCTCACACAAATGCAAACGCAATCTAATGTAGGCGGCAATACAGAAATGTACAAAACAATGGGAACCTATGTTAAATCTTTTTATAGCGTAATGGCAGCCCCAAGCTGCTGCAAAGTAAGCATGTTAATTACAACGCATCCACGTATTCATCACAAAATTGAATGGAACAAAGCTGTACCAAAAATAATGCATGAACGGCACAAAAAATTAACAAAACAGAGTAAACTTTCACGCTCCAATGCCAACGTACCCTAGCAACCTTAAATGCGGTGAACTAGGCTGCAAAGAACCACGAAGCAAGCTAAACAGCTTTTGCATCAAGCACGGCGGCAAAGACAACTTAGATGCTAGACAGACTGACAGCGTATATCAAACACCAGCTTGGCGCAGCATCAGACGCCGCCAGTTAAGCATACAGCCCCTATGCCAAGCCTGCCTATCTAGAGGCCGTGTAGAGGTTGCACAGCACGTAGATCACGTATTTCCTTGGCGGCATATAGGCCAGCACGCCTTTCTACATAACATCTTCCAATCCCTATGCCATGCAGATCACAGTCACAAGACAGGCCAAGAGCGTAAGGGTAACTACCTACACTGGACAATGGAAGGCGAGAAGGCATACACCCAAGACGACTACAGCTACGCAATGCATCAACGCACAGGGTGACAAATTGACAAAAATTAACAAAAGCAGGCAAAAAATGGCAAAAACAGGGAAAAAAAAGTTA